TTATTAATTCGTAATCTGTTTTATTATATTGAACAGATTTGTTTGTTCTATTTTTATGCCTACTAACGTTGTTGTACAACATTTAGTTAATCTCATGATCCTATATAGAATATTTTTTGATTTTCTGATAATTCAGGAGCAAAACAAAATATTAAATTTGTACTGTTACAATCCAAGAATAATGACTCTCCTGGATCTAATGGATACGCACTTCCTGGATTAGACACAATAGACTGATTTCCGACAAAAATTGTTCTGGTATTTGTTGTTGGAGCCTTCAAATTAATTCCACTTTTGAATATTAATACGGATCCTGTGGTAAGTGCATATATTGTATTGTTTTGAAAGAACTTGACACCAGAATGTAATTGATTTTGTTTAGTTATTTCTATTACTTTAACATTTATTCCGTTAGTGGTAAGTTTATCATTGATTGCGGATACTGTTGCAGTATTTGTATTGATTGCATTCAACTGACCGGTTATTGCACCAGTTGTTCCTGTTGTTGCATTTATAATTTTTGCAAAATCTGTTGCAAACGTATTGCCTGTACTAATCATACTAACCGATACAGTATTTCCAACCGTAACCGGAGCGGACTGAAGAGGTCCTGTTAATCCGTGCCATCTGATCAGAACTGGAGAGTCAAATGTAGTTCCGCCCTGTACACGCAACGGACTACTTGTTGAATTTGTTACTCCAATCAATGCACTTAATTGAAGAGTTAGGCCAAATGCGGTATTGAGAACATTGACATTCAAAGCACCGCCAGTACCTCCAACAGGAGTCAGTGTAAGTCCTCCTGCCATATAATTCAAACTAGTAGGAATAAAAGATTGACCTGTTGGACCCCATACTCGCACACTGTCTTGTGTGAATCCTAACACAGAATTTAAGGACAGGCCTACAATAGTAGTTCTGGTATTAACATTATCTAAAGAATAAGAAAGATTTCTTCCACCGGTTATTGTGATCGCAGTTGCACCAGATACTCCAAATATTCCAATATTGTTTAGGACGGACACAGAAACAGGAGTCCCACCACTGATTCCTTCAACAGATCCTTTGATTAAAACATTACTTCCTGTTCCAGTTCCTCGGATCCATAATGCGTTATTCGAAGTATTTCCGACATTAAATGTCCCTGAACCGTAAACCGAACCGGTTATTCCTAGTAAAAATCCTGCACCTGAGTTGCCTATAAACGAACGAATATCCACTGGCATAGGATATTCTGTACTTACTCTATGAGAAACGTTCTCATTTCCCCATACCACTTTAGACAGGGGCAAATGAATGTCAGGCGATACTCCTGCAGTATTATAATCTGTTCCCAGAACAGCTGTACCTCCCTGTACTCCTATAATAATATTGTTATCGGTATCTGGTGTAGACATCGGTTGTAATGTACCTTTTCTTTCTAGTATATATATAATGCTTTACATACTTATTATTTCTGTTATAATCTGATCTATGCAATCTGTACCCGATAAAAATATAATATCAAAAGAGTCCTTTTCAAAAAAGATAGAAAAATATGTGGAACAATACAACTCCACATATATGGATGCCGTTATTAGTCTGTGTGAAAACTACGGTATAGATTATAATAATGTTAGTAAAATCCTAAACAGGCCTATTTTAGAACACATTAAAGAAGAAGGTAAAGAACAGAATCTTCTTCCCAGAATATTACTTAAAACTAAAAAATTACCCTTTTGAAGTACTTGACTTTACTAGTAATTGAGGTATACTACATACTAATAAGACCACAGGGAGTTCCTGTGAATAACATTAGTCCGAAGTAGTTCTTCGGGAAAGGAATTATATGAGTTTTAATGAGTTGAAAAAGAAGTCAAAAGTATCTAATTTAGAAGATCTAGTAAAGAAACTAGAAGATCAGAATAAAAAAGAATCTTATCGAGACGAGCGGTTCTGGAGACCAGAAATGGACAAGTCTGGAAACGGATTTGCAATTATTCGATTTCTACCAGAAGTTGCAGAAGAAGATCTTCCTTGGGTTAAGTATTACAATCATGCATTTAATGGACCAGGAGGATGGTACATCGAAAATTGTTTAACTAGCTTGGGTCAAAAAGATCCAGTAAGTGAGTTAAATACTCAATTGTGGAATTCTGGTGTTGAAAGTGATAAGAATATTGCCAGAGATCGTCGTCGTAAATTACATTATGTTTCGAATATTTTGATTGTTTCTGATCCTTCTAATCCACAGAACGAAGGAAAGGTATTTTTGTTTCGTTACGGATCAAAGATTTTCGAGAAGATTCAAGAAGCTATGAAACCAGAATTCAAAGACGAAGAAGCAATTAATCCATTCGATTTTTGGAAGGGAGCAAATTTCCGTCTCAAGATTCGAAAGGTAGCAGGTTATACAAATTACGATAAGTCTGAATTTGACGCACCCTCTCCACTGATGGGAGGAGACGATGCAAAACTAGAACAGTTATGGAAAACACAATATCCACTAAAAGAATTTATTGATTCCAAGAACTATAAAACATACGATGAATTGAAAGATCGAATGTTTCAAGTATTGGGTGGAGATATTCGTGCTGCTTCAACACATAACGGAACAATAGAAAATGTTTCATCAGAAGATTTTCAAGAAAAACGTTCGGCTCCAATTAAAAGTAAAAAACCAGTAGCAGAAGAAGATGTTTCTGAAACTACTGATGCACTAGACTATTTTAGTAAACTAGCAGACGATTAATTTATAAATATTTACAGTTTGTTAGACCAACCTCCCGAGTAGTCTGGGAGGTTGTTTTATATACGTCGAAAAGCTCTAGAAGCAAATAAATCGGATATCATAGAATTTATATTTCTAATATTTGAAAATTCTATAGGAAACGGTTCGTTTTTTGAATAGGTTATATCTGAATTTGGTGGTAATTCAGCAGATTCAATAGGAGGAATTTCTAAAAATATCTTTTTAAGATCTTCTATTAAATTTATTTTTTCATTTCGAGGAATAAATCCTCCATCTCCAAGTTTTATTTGTTGTGTGTTAAAATCTTTTGTTTTAACACTAGAATATTCTGGCGTTTCTATGCCCTGTTGACTTGCAATAACAACACTAGGGTCTGAAATTATACCTAAAGAATTTGATTTATTGTCTACGCTTGGATTGACTTTGATGCCGCGTGGTGTTGAACTGATTTGTTCTGGTTGTATTTCTCCGACTAGACCCAAATTGGTTTCTCCAGATTGACTGTAAGATATTAGCCCACCTTCACTATAGGCAGGTATTTGTTGAATCTTTTTTTGTATTTTAAAAACTTCATAAGATGATTCTGGATCAATTATAGAAGAAAAAAGTAAAGCATTTTTTATATCTTTTTTGGTTTTATTACTTGGTATAAAGTACCTAGGATTAGAAGATATGGGTTTGATTCTTCCAGATGTTTTTTTATTTAAATAATTTTCTATTTGTTTTATTGAAATAACTCTAGGTTCATTTGCAAATGATCGTATATCAGACTCTTGAGTATCGTTGGTGTTTACTATGGGTGATCGTATATCAGACTCTTGAGTATCGTTGGTGTTTACTATGGGTGATCGTATATCAGACTCTTGAGTATCGTTGGTGTTTACTATGGGTGATCGTATACTAGATTTTAGACTTTCTGATGCTCGTGAGTCTATTTTACTTAAATATGAGGTTTTAACTGGTTGATCCTGTTCGTTGTAATTTATTAAAATATTGTTAGGTTTTGAATATTTTTTAATATTTCTTAAAGTTTTTTGACTAATTTCTTTAGTATGATTTTCTTGTATCAAGTCTTCTTCTAAATTTCGAATATCAGTTTCTTGTTGTTGTCCGTATTCTACTATATAATCGTTTTTGATTTCTAATATATTATCCATATTTAATAAATTTATCATCAAGTTATTTAAAAATGGTATATAATTATTTTTCATTATCTAAAATTTCTTTTCATGTTTTGTTCTTCTACATAAGATTTCAATAAATCCAAATATATATTTCTTTCCCATACAATCATATTTTCGATATCATTCAGAGAACAGCGATGTTCATGCATCATTAAAAATTGAAGTTTTAAATTACTTGAAAGCCTCATGTGACTGAGGCTTAGACGAAAAAATCGTCTAATCCTCGCAAAGTAATAGATCTTTCTTTACCATCTGATGTTTTATATGAAACTATTTTTTCAATTTTTGACATGTTGGTCAAATAATTTTCTATTAACCTAAATTGAGATTTTGTAAGATTATCGATAAATTCTTCAAGATCTGATGTGGATAAATCTTTACAATTTATCATTTCTGTTTTAGTGTTTATAGTTTCAATACAATACAGTGCTATTTTGTACAACTCTTTTTGTTCTATTATAGAAATATTATTATTTAATAACAAACCAACAGTAGGTTCTTTCATTATAACTGATAATTCTGAATCTAACTCTATAGTGTTTGATTTATTTTTTGACTCGATTACTTGTATTTCTTCCAAATTAATATTAATTTTAAATTCTTCTTTGGTTTCTGGACATATTATAATGGGTTCAACCACGGAATCTATTGATTTTATTCGTAATTGAATAAACAGATATTGCATATCGGTCAGTGTCAAATCATTAACACACATTTCAAAACACGACTCAAGTACTTCTTTAATACAATTTAATTTTTCTTTAAGAGATCCAAATTCTTGAATTGTTAATAATTTTTTTTCTTCTTTAACCAAAAGTGGTCTGAAATATACAACAATTCCAGTTGAAGGGATTTTGGTTTCAAATTTTGGATAGTGATTGGTTAATATATTAGATAGTTTCATATTATTTATTTGCTATAAAATTTACTTGAAAAGTTATGAATCCGTCTTCTCCTAACGAACTAAAAGTTGCATTAACAACACTGACTGGCCAACATTCATTAATTTTTAAATCGTTTGGGTTCATTCCGTTTTCGTCCAACATTCGAATTTTTACTGACATGGGTAGAATAGGGCTATAAGTTATTGATGAACTGCCGAATTGATGGCCATCAAATCCTCCTATTGTTCCTATTATAGTTAAAAATTTGTTATAAATGTTTTCACTTTCTGTTCTATTCATCTCAAACATCATTGAAATTTTTCTAGGATTAAAAAATCCAGCAGGAATATGACGTAAAATATTACCATAACTTTGACTTGTATTTGCATTTTCTATAGAATTGCTGTCTATTTTTATTTTTTGAGGATAATAAATTTTATTATGTAATCCTACTTCAGTATACAATCCTCCATCAAAATAGACACAATACGCGTATTGTCTTTGAAAATCTTTAAATTGATTTCGAAAACTGGTGTAATTTTTACTGCCGTCGTATTTCATTTAAATAACTCTTTTTCTGTCAACAATTTAAATATCCAACCGTGTTCCTTACAATACTGTTTAGCAGATTCCCATTTGGCCAAATTAACCGAATAAACTATAGATTCTTTAAGTGATATTTTTTTATTCTTTTTTTCAGTTTGTCTGTACGGTTTTATTTCTATTATTGATATTTGTTTTTTATTTTGTTTGTCTGTATACTCGACTATGAAATCTGGAATATAATTATGATATTTGTTATCTACAGGAGAATAATAAGGAATTTGTAAAAGTTCAAATCCCCAGCGAATCACATTAGGAGAGTTGTCTAGATATTTGCAAAATTTTCTTTCCCATAAGGATCTGCAGAGTATAGAATCGAAATCTCCTATGTATTTTGATTTATTGGTTGGGATATACTTGTTTTTATAGGCCATTTCTTAATATATATATTAAAAATGCCAAGTTTTCCACTAACATCTAACAGTGACATAGTAATGAGTTGGTTTAGTTTAACAGATGGTATAACATGGTATAGCATACCATTCCCTAAAAGCACATCAATGATTCACAGTAATCATTATTTGGAAGATTTAACAGAAAAAATGCAACATATGCTTGACACTACTCCTCAAGGTGGAGTACCAACCCCATCACCCCATGCGACAAATGCGCTTGGTTATAGAGGCGGAGAGGCTGAGATGTTTTTAGATCAAATGCAACGTGGGATACAACAAGACCATTATAGCAGACTTGGTATCGGAAGTGTATACCAAAGTCCAGATTTAACTGATTTGGTTTTTTATAAATCACACAAAAGAACAATAAATGTACAAGCCAGATTAGTGTGTGCATCTATACTGCAAAGTAACTTTTGTAGCGAATTAGCTAATTTTTTACAATTGGCCAGTTTACCAACTGGTTTTACTACACCTCCAAAACTTTTCAATATTATCGCAAGTACAGGACAATTCCCTCAAACTATACATAACAATGCATTTTTTCCGCAAATGACGGAATGTGTATTGGCGGAATTGAAAATTACTACATTAGGTCATAATAGTATGCATACCTCTCATGTAGCTGGAACACATCCTCTTCAATATCATATTGGCATGATTTTTCGTGAAAGATCCGCAGTTTATAATAAAAATGGTAAGATTGGAACTAGATTTGCGTAATAATCCTATTACGAATCGGGGTCCGTCACTGGTGACATGGCGAGGGACAGACAGATTCCGGCGGGCCCGCGCTCAGTTTCGACAGGACAACAAGACGCCTAAAGGAGGATCATGAGATACTTTTCATATTTTCCTAAAATAGATTACTTGTTTCAAGGAAAAGAATACGAGATGATTGATATATTTCGTACAAATTATATAACTTTGGAACAAGATTTAAAAACAGAACAATTAATAAACGATCAGTTTTCTATCGAAAATACAGCAAGATCTATTTTTGACGATTCTAATGGTCATTGGATTATTTCTACGATTAACGATATCAATTCAAAATCAGAAATTCCACAGTTTATAGACGATACCATAACAGAGACTGTAGACAGATATAAAAGAAAAAAATCTTATTTCTTTAAAGAAATTTTATCAGTTAATTCTGGAAATTTTATAATAAAGGCAGAAGATTTTGAAACTTTTTCTATTACCGGCGGAGATCCGTATGCTGTAGTATACGAGTATAATCCAACTTTAAGAAATATTACTGTAATAGAAAATGAAACAACTTTTGCAAAACACGATACTTTAATTTTTTTAAAACTAAATGAACAAAAGACTGGATTTGACATAGTCTCTCCATCTCAAGGAGTATCTTTAGAAAAAATAGAACCGTGGACCAATACTCCTATTCGATTCATTAAAAACAATATTGATCAAAATCCTTATACTAATGTTAGCGGATCTGGAATAACTGCATTTAGCCCTAATTCTACGGGAATCACATTCGCAAAAACTTTACTGTATTCGTATATGATCGATGGAATAAGTCATAGTTCGTATAGTATACAAAATGTAATATCTAAATTAAAAACTAAAGATAATATCTATATAACACTACCAAATAAAAATATACTAAATTCTGTATTAGAAGGAACACAAACTGCATTCAATATTGAAAAAAGTTCTAGAGTTTGGAATATAAATATAGGACAAGATTATTCTAATATTTCATTATAATCATGAGCAATTTAATAATACCACTTTTATCTGTGAGCATCAATGGAGAAACAGTTTATCCCAGACTGAGTGAAATTCCTGGTCAACCGTATTTTTTAAGAAATCTAAGCATATCTGAAAGTATTTTTAATCCGGTAGTATCTGGTAATCTTATTGTAATGGACCTATACGGAACTATGTTGAATTACGATTTCATAAATAAAGATCTTGTTATACAATTCCGATTAAATAATGCATCTCCTGTTAAGAAATTTGAAGGAATTATTACAGATTTTCAAGTTTTAACAGATGATGCAATCATAAATCAAATTCCAATGAATGATTTGATGAAATACAGATCTATTTCTATAACTTTTATGAATAAAAAACTCTATAAGGCAAATTATGAGCCTGTGTCATTTGTGTCTAATATAGAGAACATACCTTCCACGCCCGGACCATCAGAGCCTTCCTGGTTGACATCATAAATTATAAGAAACTTTAAATTATGTCTGAAACAACAAATGATTTAGTAGGTTGGATTGCTAAAACTCCTGGATCTCAGCCCATGAGTTTAATTCATTTCTTGTTTGATAAATTTAATTTTACATACAACGTTAGTGATATAGAATCTACCGGCAATGGAATGTGGTTTAAAGCAAAGATTAAAGAACTTCCAGGTGGACACTATAAAAAACAAGATCGTTTGTTGTCTCTTTTGGGAATGATGGCAAATAATGCCATATCTGAGTCCAAACAAAGAGCCAGTTTTTTGCTTTGGTCTGATATTAGAGGACAATGGTATTTTAAAACTGTTCAAACGCTAATAAATCAAAATAAATCAGCACCTATACGATTGTTTTTATCTCAAGATGAAACTACACAAGATTTTACTAATAAAATTTTAAGTGTAGTCGATGATTCCTTACCAACAAATATTGCTGAAAGAGAAAGCAAAATATTTGCTTCTAATTATTTGCGAATAGATCCAGATTATACAAATAAATATATAGATTTTAATGACTCAAATCAAGGATTAACTCAAAATAGAGTATCCTATTCCATAACAAAAGATACTCAACGAATTAATATTAAACCTCATTATGTTAATTACGAAGAAATTTTAAAGACTTCTGTAAATGAAACAAATACATTTGACTTTGGTTATTTTGATTTAGAGTCGTATAATCTACCCAATCCTGTTTGGTGGGAGCATTTAGGATACGGCAAAGACATTAAAAATAACATATCATGGAAACCACAATACGATATAACTTCTATCAGTTTTCCGTTGTTTCATAAGATACACACTAAAATTACACTACCACTTGTTCAAAAAAGATTACAATTTAATCGTTTACGTAATATTAAAAGAAAATGGGAGGCCTATAGATGTACTGTATGTTGCATGGATCAACCTATAGGTTCTAGTGCAGATACCATATTATTTCAAAATCTTGCCACCCAGACTCCTATCATCGTAAACGGAGTTTCGTATGATGTTAAAAAACTATTAGGAGAAAACGGATTATTTCTTAATAAACCACGTGAACATGACTATTTAGATATAGGATCTTCTGTTGGTCCGTATCAAGTAGTGGCAGCAGGTGCAGTAACAGATGGAATCAATTACGATGCAGAACGACTGGACTGGCAAAACGGATTAACTTTTGCGATAGACTTATCTAATCCTCCGTACGATGAAACCATATCCGAGTTTTATCATTTGAATCCAAACTTCCAGGATACTTCATACTATAGGGAAGTTATACAAAAGGGACTACAGAAATATACTGACAAGATTGCAGAAAATGACGCTAGAATTGGAATAATTCGGGAGTTTGGATTGAAAATAGATTCATGGATAACAGCGGCTGTCGAATTTATTGGTGGATATCTGGTTCCTTGTTCTCATTGCATAGAATTCCAAGATAAAAATAATTCTGTAATGGATATCAACAATTACTGGACATGGTACAGGCACATGTCTAATGAATATATACCTGATTACAGAGCTCAGGAAATAGGAAGTCCAACTTATCCGTGCGGATATCGACCAGAATTTGGAGGACCGGATATTCCTGTATGGTCTGGTATTATGTCCGGAGGAGCGGCCGGGACCCAGCCCGTTTTAGAATCCACAGATCCAGGTTTAACAGGACCCGTACTAGAAATAGAAGGAATAGGTAAAGTTCCGTATTTTAGAATTCCTCAGTATACTTGTCTTCGTACAATAAATTTTAATCATGAATGGTCTAGTTCTCAACCAAATAAAATAGACGAAAATTATAAACAAATTTATGAAGAATTAGTTCCCGATCTTCCTAGAAATTACGGACCAGTACATGGAGAAGAAGACGATATGGTCGTAGGTCCGTCTTGGATAAAAGAAATATACGAAAATAAATTTATGCGAGGAAAGGACGCCGGACTTGCATTCCAAGGAATGGAATGGAGAATGAAAGAAAAATGTATTGGTCGGGCATGTTATAACGAATACGCGTTTAATCCTAATGTGTTATACGCACTGAAACAAATTGCCATTAGACAATTGAACATACTTCATGTTGAAAATCTTTTGTTAGGTAAGGTTAAAGCAGAAATAGAATCAGGACAATCAGGACAATTAGGACTTAAGGAAAAACTCAAAATAGCATACGACAAATGGCAGAGCAGAAAGGCATTTTTTTACTCGAAACAACCCGGAACCAGTATTTTCCGTGGTTCCGAAGCAGACGGATTCCGAGGAACTACTCTGACTCAACCTATTTCTTTACAAGGAATTAAACGAGTAACAAGAAAACCTATCAGAGGTAGTAGATACGAAATTCTGGCCAAAGCAAAAGGAATTACAGGCGCCAGTATGGGCCAGTGGTTATACAATATCTGGTTCGATAACGAAAATCCTCAAACGTATTCTAGTAATACTGCAAATCCGTATTATAAACAAGGATATCGACAGAACTGGTTGTATTTTGATCGAAAACAGTTTAGACAAACACAAAAACAATCAAAGATCCAGTATTACACTAACCAAAATACTGGAGATCGAGACACAAAGTTTCTGATCAAATCTAAAACATATGAAACTAGTTTTTACGGAGTAACCGGAGACGGTCTAATTGTAGAAACCGATCCCAGAATAAATCAGTTAGAATCTTATACAGTATTTAATATTGATCAATCGAAACGACCTCCAAATCTTAAACGAGAAGAAATTGCATCCTATGTTCGAATAGAATTTACTACACCTATCGGTCTAGACAGAATTCAAGATTTTCCTAACGGATTTGTAAGAGACATGGGATCCGAATATTTCTTGCCCTATATTGTTTCTCTGACTCCTGGTCCTTCTGGTAGACAATCTATACGAAACAATGTTGCTGTAATTGGTATGGATCCATACGGATTTGATATTGCAGTAAAGAAAGGAAAAGTAGAATCCAGATACGATCACAGAAACACTTGGTTTGCAGAAGGAGGAAATCCGGAAATTACTCAAACCGAGTTGTCTAGAAACGGAATGGATCTTTGGCCAGAACCAATGTTTGAAACTCGATATCCGTATTACGCAGAAGATCCAAGACAGATGTGGTCGTATTCTGATTCGTATACCGGAATAGAACTTCCAGAAGAACA